GTTGCGCGTGATGTAGGAAAACCGCGCAACAGTTGCCCACCAGTCTACTGCACCGGCAGAGCGGTAATACCGTCGAGAACCACGCGGATGTTCATGCCGGTTCCCGCGCCGTTCATCGTTGGAGGCGTTGCATTGCCCGCGATGATGTTATTCGACCCGTTGAAAATTACGTTCAACGAGAACCGCGTCAATGGCGGAATGTACTTCGCCCACGATCCGAACGTGCGTCGACCCGCGGGAGTCGGCCAACCGTTGGTGTAAACCGATTCGCCGTTGTTCGTCGTCACCCCCATCAGGCCCGCGCCAGCCGGACAGTCGCGAAGATATCCCTCGAAGAAGATTTTATCCGCGATTTTGAATTCGAAATAAGCGCCGTTTTCGATTGCGTCAATGTCCGCCTTCAGCATGTTCGAAGCATACTGAAAGCAGATCGCGTTGAGCAGCAAACAGCGCGGCGGGGGAAACTGGTTCCCGGTCTGCATGTTTGTTTGCAGCTTCGTATTGTTGTTGTTCGTCGTGCCCAGAGCCGGATTCGGTTGCCCGATCGGAATGGCGAACGGGAAGTAGGCGCCTTGGAGTTGAGCTCCGGCTGCTGCGATCAGGGTACCCGCGTCCCAGTAAAGATACGGTTCCTGGTCGACGGTGTTCGCGACAAAAGCGTTGGTGTTGCGGCCCATGTAGGCCGATGATGCTGGAATTGCTCCCATTTTAATCTCCTTAATCTGGTTGCTGTCTTAAAACTGGTTTTTCTTTGCTGGAATGGTTCCTAGTACGATGAGCCGAAAAGCCCGCCGTTATCGTAGGAAGCTGCCCCAACACCCCTTGCATTTGCCGAAGCCGCTGGCGCCGCGAGAGCTGGGGCAGGTGCACCCCAGCCGTTCGGAATCAGAAGATTGGAATTGTTGGTCGGGTCCGTCAGAATCTGCGGAGTGACGTAACTCTGCATCTGATAGTCGCCCATGCCCAACTGTGAGACGTACGACCCGAAGGGCGTATAGTCGTTAATCAGCCGGAGGATCAGTTGCGCGACGGTTCCGGCGATGACTCCGGATGCCGCGGTCTTGTTTTTCATGACTTTGTCGGTCAAGAACCACAAAACGCCGCCGATAGCGAGGTTGCCGGCGTAACCGACGACTCCGGTGTTGTTCGAGCCCAGCACGAGCTGCGCACCGAGTTTCGAGCCGAGGGCGCCTACGAGCACGAAGGTTGAAGTGGTGATGACTTCGCCGATCGAGCCGGTACCGGGGTTGCGCCGTCTCCCGTAGTTGCGCCGGGTGTGCCGACGGCCATAGTTGCGCCGACGAGCCATACCGGTGTTTCTCCGGGTGCTGCGCCGCCGATGATGGGTTGTGTTCGAGCGCCGACGTGTTCGCCGCCTGCCGATGTTGGCCTTATGGGCGTACTTCGCCCGCCAGGCTTTTGACCCGAACTTGAGCTTGCGTTTGCGTGTTGCCATTTTGTTCCTTTTTGCCTTTCTTCCGGGATTACCGGATGCGAGCGTGTACGCGAGGATTTCGCCGGTATTGCGACGGGCCGCGTGCTTCGCCCGTTTTTTGTAGCTCTTGTTCCTCCGGGAAGGAGAGCCGAACGCGCGTCCTTTATTGCCTACAACGCGCGTAATTCGAGTTGTTTTTGCCAAGTTAAAACCCTCCTTCCGTTTGGTTCGGCCTCATCGAGCCGCCTCGAACTCCCGAGCCTGAACCCGTTCGACACGACGGTTTTATCTCCCGAGAAGGAGAGCGTCGCCCATGTCGAACCGGATATTCCCAGATGTCCGAGATGCTGGAGTAGGCCAACATAAAAACCGTTACTTCGAACCCGACCAGGGCCGCTCAATCCGGCAGATGGCCTGTTGCGTGCCCGTCACTGTCTCAAGCGAAGCCGTCGACGCTCCTCGCGCGATAATCACGTAATTGGGAGCGCTCGAAAGCAGGTACCAGTTCGATCCCTGCGCAAGCGAATCGAGAGGCTCAAACCACACAAAGGGGAACCCTTGCGTGAGCTGCGCGTTCGACAGGTTGAAAGCGTGGGTAAGGATTTGCGAGTTGTCCCCTGAATTTGTGGGACTGAGGCCAACCGAAACCGTGGAAATCTTGAAAGCGACTGCGGCTGTCGGAGGTGCTCCGGCTGTAGGCCACAGGTAATTAATTGCCAACATGTTGTTCTCCTCTTGAGGTGCCAAAGCCGGCCACCGTGTATTCAGTACAGATCGAAGCGGAGGAAAGATTCGGCTGGAACTCCACCGGGTTAAAACCGAGATGGCTTGCGCGAATCTTCCACGCGCAATAGGCTTTGATGCCCAGCTTGCGCGCCCGCATGAAAAAGGAATGGTCTTCGCCGTAGGCCCCGATCACCTGAAACGGCGGTTCGTAGAGCTCCGTTACGATGCGTTCGTAAACGGATTTGCGGACCAGCAGACACCCGGCCCCAGCCGAACTAACCTCGACCAGGTCGCTCGCTTCGTCAAACTGTGAAATAGGTTCGTGCCGTCCGGTTTCTTCGTTGAAGATGTGAACCACCGAAACTTCCGGGTGATTCTTGTAGGCGTAGAGGCCGGTCAGGATGTCGAGCTTGTAACGCTCGAACATGACGATGAGGCGCGCGGCGAAGTCCGGATCGAACTCCAGATCCGTGTCGAGCATCAGCAGCCAATCGCCGCCTTTCTGGGAGCCCGAGATTTGCGAAACCAGATCGTTGCGCCCTGCCGAGTGGAACGAGTAGCCGGTGCGCGCGGGCTTGATCCGCTCCCCAGGTTGGCAGATCGCTTCGTGCGTATAGACGAGCATGTTGCCCCATGACCAGGCGAAGGGCTCCGGCAGGCTCATCAGGCCGCCCATGTAGCCGATCGTTCCGATGATTTTGGTTCGGTCTAGCATACGGCTACGATTCCTGTCCCCTCTTTGCCCCAGACGTGCTGGATCTTTCCCCAGAGGATCAGCTTCAGACCCGCCGTTTTGATCCAGTCGAAAAACTCGCACCGCGTGATTTCGCGGTAGTGGTAGGCCGCAATTCCTGGAGCGTATTCCGGGATGTGATCCGGCCCGCCGCGGTCATCGTGCGGGATGGTTGCCACCACGCGACCGCCAGGCCGCAGCACCGTTTTCGCTTCGCGCAAGGAAGCGACCGCATCCGCCGCTTGCATGTGTTCGAGGATTTCTCCGAGCACCACCGAATCGAACGAGTCCGGGCGGAAAGGAAGCCGTCGCGCGTCGGCTTGCGCGTGCACCGGCAAATCCCAGCCGGTGTGATCGTCTTTGCGGAACAAGTCGATGTTGATGCCGCCGCGTTGCCCGAAGCCCGCGCCGTCGGAGTTCGCGCCCACATTTAGCACTCGCCCAGTTGCGTACTTGGCTTGGAAGGGGAATTGCCCGTCGTAGATAATGGAGTCGCGGAGAGCGTCGTTCATGCTTTGGCCTCCACGCCGGTTTCCACTTCGCCGCCTGTTTGAGCGCCCGACCAGGAGCGGTTCTGATCTTCGTTCGCCCACGCTTCCCACTGGTCGACGAACTTCTCCCACCCGAAATGCTGTTGCGCCCACGGCATCATATCCTCGCGAATCGACTCCTGCCGAAGCGGATCGTTCACCAGTTTCATCAGTTCGAGCACATACCGCGCCCGCGTCAGTTTGCAGTTGTAGGGATCGCCTTCAATGAACACGCCGTGTTTGACGTTGTCGCCGATTGCCCAGGTGGGGGTTGTGATCGGGATTGCGCCCAGCGCTTGCGCGTCCATGCAGGTGATGCAGGAGGTTTCAGCGAAACTCGACGGATGGCACCAGATGCCGGACTTCAACCATTCGCGGATCAGCGCCGGCTGCCCCATGCGGCCGTGGAACTCCAGACCAGGCTGATCGAGCATTTTCCGGATTTCGTTCGTTCGCTTGCGGATGCCGGGGTACTTGTCGATGATCTTTTCGATGTTGTCGAAGCCATAGTAAACGTGCAATTCCAGATCGGGCATCAGCTCCCGCGCACGCTGGAAGATTTGCGCGAGGTAGAGGAGCCCACGGTCGGGACTCGACGCGTACATGAGCCGCTTCGGGTTGCGCGCCGGAGGATCGGCCAGAGCTTTCGCGATTTCCTCCGACTTGATGCCGTTCGAGGACACGCACACTTTGTCAGCCGCGAACGGGTAGCGCGCGCGTAAGTAACGACCGTGGGTTTCGCAGAGGCCCACAATACGGGTGAGTCGTTTTGCGCGCGCTTCCGTTAAGGTCGGATAGTCGACGTCTTGGCAGATGAGCCAGATCGGTTGACCCTCCGGGATGCCGTCGATTACTTCTGCGTCGCGGTAGACCACCCAGACGCCGTTACGCGCCGCATCCGCGTATTTGCACTGCCACCAGGTCACGCCGTGCGGGTTATCGAGCGGTCCCTCAAAAGTTGTAGGGGCGTAGCTGTGCACCCGATGCCCGCGATCGGCAAGCCGGTTCGACATTTCGATGTGCGAGGTTTCGGAGCCGCCGATGCCCACGGTGTCGGGATTCGTCCAGTCCCACGGCTCAAACGACGGCGAACTGATGAAAATGAAGTTCACTACTTCTTAACCTCCAGCACTTTGCGCCCGTTCTTTTTGACCACTCGAAAAGCCTTTACCTTGGTCCAGCTCGAGGGCGGGTTGCCGCGGATCATCTCAGCCATGCGCTTGCGTTTCGCCGCCGTTCCGCGCCGATGGGACGCCGTGCGCTTCCGTTGCGCGGTCTTCCGCTTCGGACGGTTCTTCCGCATGTACTTCTTTCTCCAAGCCGGCGAACCGAACTTCAACTTAGCCATCGATGCCCTCCGCTGGCAGCTCGTAGCCGCCGCCCTGGATTGAAAGTAATTTGTTCCGCACGTCGTAGCCGACTAAGGGGAAGCGGGTTCCCTTTTGGCCGAACTTGTACGTACGCGCGCCGTTGCCGAACTTGTGTTTATAATTCGCCGTGCCGCCGTCCTCGGGCATCAGGTGATCTTTCGTGGTGAAGTAGACCACTGCGGTCAATGCGCCGAGGATTTCGAGCTCGTGCGCCTGCTTGATGCCGAAGTCTTTGAGGTTGACGGCCTGGTCCCCGCCCACGATGTACAGTTGCTTGCCCTTTTCGTCCTGTGCGAGCAGTGCGCCCTTGAAGTGGGACACGAGCACTTTCCGGTTTCCGTTCACGGCGAGAATTTCGAGTTGTTCAAGTCTGCCGATTCCGGAAAGAACTTCGTGGTAGTGGATCGTTTCTTTAACGTCCGTGTCGACTTCCGGATCGCGTCCGTGGAAGTATTTGTAGCGCTCTGAGGCCGTGTCTTCCGGGTTCACTCTGTAGCCGGGGTTGCCTCTCAAATAGAAGCGCTGGATTTTGCCCTTGTTCCCGCGCGAGGTTGCCGCTTTGCAGACTGCGTAAGCGTTCCGGGCGCCGCCCTTCCGTTTGACGGCTTTTACGCAACGGTCGAACTTCGCGGGGTTACGCTTCTTCTGTCGGTTGCTCCGCGCGTGTTTCTGGAATGCTCTGCCCGCTGTCGAGATTACGGCTCCGGCCGGTGTGAGGCTTCCCAGGTCGTAGGCTGCGTCAAAGAGCACATTGCTGTTCTTTCTTTTTGGCCTCATCGGGTCGCCTCGCATTCCCGAACAGCCGAGCGTTCGACATGGTACTTTTTGACGCGTACCGGGACCTTGGTTCGCTTGCGCTGGGAGCCGTCGAGTGCCATGATTCCCTCATGACCGCACTCCAAATCGTGAACAAGTTCTATCCCCAGGTCACGGCAGTGACCGACGCCAAAAGGCCCATCGACATCGAGGTCCTGAAGCGCGATATCAACAGCAGTGCCGTGAGAAACCACAAGGCTTGCGCCTTCGCTCAGGCGTGCAAACGGACGAAGCAGATTGACGGCGCGATTATTGCTCTGAAGGTCGCCTATCTCATCAAAGACAACGCGGCAGTTCGCTATTCGATCCCCGAATCCTTGTCGCGCGAGATTGTGGCCTTCGACCGAAACGGGAACTTTGAACCGGGTAGATATGCCCTCGAAAGCCCACGCCGCAAACTGGGCGATCCATCCGCCACAGGATCGGACAACCGAACCAAACCGGGACGAAAGGTTCGGTATCGGCACACAACGCAGGCCATTCGCAGCATGAGCGACGTTGGATAGCAATCGCCCATGTCGAGCCGTTCGAGCCCGGTTTGTCGAAATATTGAACGAGGCCGACATAAAAAGAATCAATATCCCAACGGAATCTGAAGCTGCGAACTCTGCCCAGGACTACTCAAAATCTGAGGCGTAGCAAAACCTTGCGCTTGATAATCTCCCAACCCTCCAGGAGTCGCCACGTATTGCGAATAAGCCCACCACGCCGCATAACCCAAAGCCCCTAGCAGCGCGATATTCCCCAAACTCGAAACACCTTTTGACGCCGCCGAGCCCGCCCGCTTGCCCGTCTTTCTCACGGCAGGATGCGAGCCCAGAACGTTCGAGCCCACCCAGAGGACGGCAGCAACCGTGCCCCATTCCCCAAAGCCCCAGGTCGACGGCCCGCCGACGAACAAACCGGAACCGAACAGGCCCGCGCCCGTTTGACCAAGCCCCTGATCTTGGGAACCGCCGCAACCACCGCCGCACGCCGTACATCCCAGCCCACCGCCGCCCAGAAAGGGAGAAGGCTGAGGAGCCGAGTCCGAAGGTGCCCACTGATCGAACGGAGGCGGCCAGTGTTCCCACGTCCAGTCTCCGGAGTTTGCATAATCTCCCGTGCCGCGCTGGTAGCTCATTTGACCGCCTTCAGGAGCATTGGAATCAGCACGATTGCGCCGACTCCCAAGCCGACAATCCAGGCCCACGAAGGTATCCCGGTTGCGTCAACGGCGGGAGCAACAGCCGCCTGAGTCCCCGACGTAATCGCACTGCCGACCGCTCCACCTATGGCTGAACCAATACTGCCGCCTACGATCTGGGAACCGCCAACTATCAGGCCTTTGGTATTCACCACATAAAACGGGTTTGTCGGGTCGCACGCCGCGTACCAG